AAAATTGTACCCTTAACTGCACTTAGTGCTGCTCCAAGCAGTGTGCCGGTTGGCAGCGTGATGGTGACTGTTCCAACAGAAGTGGAGGTGATGTAGCCAGTAGCAACTTCAGCAGCAGTGGCTGTTGCAGTGGCGTTGATTGCGGAGGTCGTAGCGTGCGTGGTGCTGCCTGATCCTGCAATGTTGCCCGTGACGTTGCCTGTCAAAGCGCCGATAAAGCCGTTGGTGGAGGTTACTGGTCCCGAAAAGGTCGTTGATGCCATGATATTTCCTTACATGCAAGTAACGCGTCTGTCTGCATGTCGTCAGCTTGAGGTTTAAGCTGTCAGACGCGTTAAAACTACCTCCATAACCCCCAACCTTGTGAGTTGAGGGTTAAAGCCCGTAGTCTTAGATCCCGGGGGTTCCGAAAACGCCGCGTGGGTCAGTCCAACCCAGCACGTAACGCTCCGTCGCTTTGTAGCGCATGGAGTCAGTTTCAAAGTCGCCTTCCATAGACTTCTCCAAGCCACGACGCATCAACAGCTTCAAACCGTCTGGCGCATCTGTCTGGACCCACCAAGCGGTGGTGGACGTGATACGCGACAGATTGCCTTGCCCTTGAGCCAGCAGGCCCATGGACTTGACCGGGTTGATGTCATTGTCAGCGGTGCCGGTGCGCAGGACAGACTTGAGCAACACTTCGGCCTGGAACACATTGCTGGGTCCAGACACGATTTTGTTGGGCGTTAGCCGGATACGCTTGCCGTTGTTGTCAACAGCGTTGCGGATCTGAACTAATATCTGCTCAAGTGATGTTTGCGACAGAGCGGCAGCGGTGGTTAGCTGGTTGCTAAACGTACCACTGACAATCGGGTGTGCTGTAGATACCAAAGAAACGCCGTCACCACCCAGATACGCGCTGTTGAAGGCACGGTTCAGGATGTTGGCAGCTAGTGTTTCCTTAGTCTCAATCAGCGACTGAGCCAAGTGCTTGGCGTAAGTCTGACCGATGCGGATGTGGTCACCGTCTTCAACGAGCACCTTGGTCAAAGCAAAGGCAAGGCCATACACTTTGTAAAGGTAACGCTGAATGAAGAGCACACCACCGGACTGATAAGTCACAGCCATGCCGTCAGGCAACTCAGGAGCCGCTCCGAAACCGTACAAGACGGGTTCTTCGTGGTAATTCCTAGGGATACCTTTTTGCTCACGGAAAACCATCTTCCATTCGTCAGCACGCTGTTCGTAAACACCGTCAAACACCTCGTTCATGATGGGCTCGACAACCGACCTAAAGTCGGTACTTCTCATTGGGGTAGCCATTTGTCAGCCCTCCTTAGATTGAGTTAACAGCAGCTTTGTAGATGTGCTCGTTGATACGAACAATGGCTACAATGTATGCGTCTGTTATGGAGTCGTTGATTTCGCCACCGAAGCCAGTCAACTGGAATTGACCAGAAGTAGCTTCAATAACGCCGATTTGGGTGTTTGACAACCCTGTTGCGGTAGAACCGCCCGGTGAGGCCACAACCCAATCCATCTGCTCACCAACGGCAGTTTGCATGGTCGTGGTGCCAGGTGTACCCGGATTAGAGTACTGCACATTGAACAGAGTTTCCGGATCGTCATAAACCCAAGCCGTAATATCCGTTGCGGTTACTCCGGAAGGCCAATACGACGATACGGTCGGCTTGCCCAATGCGTCGGTATATTGGCAGCCGGCAAAGATGCCGAGCAGCAAAATACCAGCAACAGTTCCTGAGCGAGTGCCGTCAGATGTGCCGAGTTGAACAGTACCTGCATCCACCAACTTTACGGGGTCGCCCTCGAAAATGTTGGCAGCGTAAGTGCTGGCGATTGTGTAGGCTTTAGGGCGCATCTGTCCACTGTTGTGGAAACTTGCCCTAAAACCAAAGGGTGCGCTAGTCGAAGACATTAGCTTTCTCCTAAGGGGTTAAAAAGTCTGTCAAGCAAGATCAAACTGAGCTTGCCGCTTTTGTCCCAATTCTGTATTACCGTCTCCCAGCGTCAACTTTGATTTAGATGATCGTGCTTGTTGCTCAAGGAAGTCAGCCGTATCGGTGAGCTTTTCCTCTTCACGTAGAGGCGCATCGTGATGGGCTTCGCGCATGTACTTTTCATACAGGCTCATGGGCAACTTAAACGCAAGCATCTCATTTACCCCAATGAATCCAGACCAATCACCTGTTTTAAGGGTGGCGTATTCCCAGCCAGGAACATCTTCTGGCTTGATGGGCTGATAGCCCAAGCGGATACGAGTTTGGATAGAGTCACGTGGGTTCGTCGTTGTTAGCCAGCAAGGATGCCAGCCGGGCAGCTTTGGTAAATCAGGTAACGAGGACTGGAAAAACTGTTGACGGAACATTTCAACTCGCTCATCATCGGACAACTCACGATTCTCAGTCGCCGTGCGGTCTTGCACAGCGCGTTGCTCGCGATTGTCACCAGCGGATTTCTTTAAGCGTTCGTCGGACATATTCTCGCTCCTTTCAGCGATTAGCGGGGATTATACCCCAATTTTTGAAAAAATAAAGTTTTTTATGCTTGATTGCGTTGATTGCGGTCGTATTCGGCGTATCGTGCGGCGTATTTCTTGCGCAAAATGGGGTCATCCCACACTCCGGCTTCAATCAGAGCTTGCTTTCGTTCTGGATTGATATACACCTCGTTCCGAGTTGAGGTTGGGGCGTGTTCTCGGCCAGAACCGACGGCAGGGCCGCCTCGTGCAACCCGTGTTTCGCCCTTAAACCGTTCCGGCAGGCGGCGAGCAGCCCGACGTTTGAGTTCTGTCCAATATTCATCAGACTTGGAGTCGTAACCGTCCTTGTGCAACGATTGATCAATTGCTAGGACAATTGCGCTGTCCTCATCACGCCCATTAATGTCATACCAGGGGTGATCAGCCATGAATTCTTTTGCACGGGATATAGTAGCTTCATCAACTTGCGGTTGTTGCTTTGGTTGAACCTGTGTAGCCTGCGCTTTAATGGCACTTAGTTGATTAAGTTTAGCCAGTGCCTGATCCCGATACCTAAGCGCCTGAGCAACATCAGCACCATTGCTTGACTCAACAGCTTTGGCAATGACCCGGTCTGACATTTCAGCTTCTTCTTGCGCACGGCGAATGTGTGCGTCAATGTTTTGCAAGTCAGACTGGTGAGCACGGTACTCTTGCGCCCCCATGCGACGCTCTAGCTCATCATTGCGCTTGCGCAGGAAGTCCAGTTCTGTTTTGTCGCGGGTGATTGCCTTGTCTTTGCGGTCACGGCGCTCAATCTTCTCTAGCCGACGCCGTTCACGAATTGCTTCGCGTTCAGAATCAGTGCCGCTGTCTTCGTCAGCCTTAATTCGATCATCATCTTCATCATCTTGTGGCGGTTTGTCTTCCACAATGACAAGGTCTTCTAGAGGCTTTTTGTCCTCGTCTTGCTCGTTCAGGGTTTCAGCCATTTCTCATCTCCTTTCAGATGAATGCACGAATAGACAGGGGATCGACGTTAACTCGCCCGATGATGTCCAAGTCGTTAAAGATTACAAACAGCGCCGATTCGCCGTTTGACATGGGAACCTCCCACCTGTCGCCGCCATACTTGGCAACTCGCACATACTCACCTTCCACGCACCAAGAACCCTCGGGCCAACTGGCCATTGTGTTGCGATTCTTAAACGCCAAAGGGCCAATTGAGATTACTTTAGCTACCTGGGTGTTCCACTTTTCAGTGTCTCTGGAGCCTACATCTAAAATAATACCCGAAGCGGTACGTTGTTTGGGACTGCGAATTTGTACCAGAACACGGCTTCCAAAAGGCTGAATGCCGGCTTCTGCAGCCGGAAAAGCCTCTGCCATTGCGTCCTCATAAGTCATTGCCACTGTTTTTCTCCTCTTCCAAAATGGTAAAAAGTACATCTAACGCTGCGTCGTAACCAGATACGACACCCACGCGATAGCCGTACTCAAAGCTATCGCGGTTTTGGGGGCGCTTGAGTGATTCAAGCGCAAAACTTGCTTGCGCGGCTTTCAGCCGATTTAGCAAAACTGTCTCTATATTCACGCAGGCGTCTTTGGCATTGCTGGCGCTGCTGGCAGGGTCTGGCCATCACACGGTGCGCCAGCCGCCATGCGGTGGTGTTGCTTGACTGCGCCGTTATTCATTGGGACTGCGGGGGTATTGTTCATCGTGGTTTCTCCTGTGTGTCAAGTGCCGGGATTGACGCCTGTACCTGTTGAGACGGCAAACTTTTCGCCGGTGGCTAGCTCGGTTGCGGCTAAGCGTAGGGCTGTGTTGTTGTCGTCGGTGTTCATTTGATAGCGGGTTTGCAGTTCGATCTTTGTGCGCTCGTTCTCTGACTGCTCTTTGAGCATTGTTTGCTGAGCGTCTTCTGCCATCTTTTGTGCATTTTGCTGTGCATCTTGCTGCACTTTGGCTTGCTCAAGTTGTAACTTGGCTTGCTCAAGTTGCATACTAACTTGCTCAATTTGCATAGTCTGCTGCATTTTTGCTTGCTCAGCTTGAGCGGCTTGCTGCATTTTTGCCTGATCAAGTTGTGTGCGTTGCTGGAGTGCTTGGCCTTGCAGCTGTGCGTTGAGTTGTGCTATCTGCATGCTGCTGTCCGGCGGCATAGGCGGCTGAGGCTTGAACTGCTGAGCAACTTGGTCAATCTGTGCCAACTCTTGGGCAAACCCGCCAAGCTGCTGTTCAATGATTTCTTGCACTTTCAAGATTACACCCACTTGCTGCTCTGCTTCTTTCTCAATCAAGTCCTTCTTCTGTGCAACGTCTACCGCCTCGTGAGCCTCGGTCAGATAGTAGTTCAGCAAATGGTCGCGCAGGTGAGTGGCCATTGGAAACATGTAGGTTTTGACAATGGCCGGGTTTTGGCCAAACAGCGGTGACTTGAGAAACGCCAAGTGCGTTTTAAGGTGAGCAATGTGGTCTTGCTGCGGTAAGACATAGACAGGGGTCCCCATTGCTGCTGCAACATTTTCACTCACTGGGTCAATGTCCTCGGTGCCGGGCGCGGGTTGCAGTACATCGTCAGCGCTGATCTTCAGGCTGCGCAAAAACATCTGCTCAACTTTGCGCTGGTCATACATCTGAGGCATGGTGGCCGACCGTTGCATGAGCGCCTGCGTCTGAGCAAAGCGTTGTGTCTCGCTGAAGATTGCCGGGTCACTTACCGGCACCACGTCCATTGGGCCGTCAAAGTCTTCCGGCTTGACATCCAAACCGGACGCTTGAGCCTTGATGTCTTCAATGGTCAAGTAGGCGCTGTTGATCCGGTGCAGAATCTTAAACACCCGGCTCATTGAGCTATGGATGCGCGAGTGTATGCTACTAAAGACCACCATGCCCTGCTCAATCAGGGCCATCGTGGTACCAACCGGCTGTGCTTGATTGGCCTCGCTCAGCTTCTCAAAGCTGGTCTGCACAACGCCCTTGCCTGCATCGACCACAAAGCCCAAAAGTTGGAACAGTACAGGGCTAGGACCATTGAACGGTAGCGGCATGGCCAGTTTGCGCACATCATCGATGAGCGCTCCGCCTTCAAGCTCTACAACCTCGGTGGGTTGGACGTTGAGCGTCTGGCCACCAGGACCACCCTTTAGCTTGAGCAGGGTTGGGATGTTCTGAATGTGAGCCGAGTCCAGCAAGGCGCGTAGTGCACCTGTGGCCGCACCTGACAAGCCGCCAATCATGTGAGTCAGGCCGATGGGGTAAGCACCCCGCCACGGCACAAACGGGAACTCCACAATCCAGTCAAGCTCTACACGGCGCTCGTCTTCAGGCTCCCAGTTGCGGTACAGCGCCACCGCCTTGCTGCTGGTCTTGTCAATGCTGATGATGTACGGCTCAACCCCATCGCCAAAGTCTAGGTGGGTGTAGATCTCAAAAAT